CGAGAAAATTAAATTTGCAGGTTTTAAATGATCGATAATCTCAGACGTGACTGGATAATCAATACAGTCAAAAATCCTAAATACAGATGGAAATGCCAGATACTAAAGAATACTTGGTGGATGGTCGAGGAAGGCAATGAGCCTAATTGGTTTCATCGCAAGATGCAAGAGCTTTGTTTTGGTTTTAAATGGGAGAAGATTGATGGTTAACTATAAGATTGTAAATGAGCACACCATTTCGGTGACGAACAATTATGTAGAACGTGGCGGTGATATCCTCGAGATCAAGACAGACCAAATCGTTAAACGTAATCTTGGATTCAATAAGGCGAAAGAGTTGGTTCGCCATCTGAACTTTGGTGGTGGCTTTGACGGATCGACTCCAGCATTTTTTTTAGCTGAAAGCGCAAAAATGTTGGATTCTAGTCAACAAAGTGTATAAATAGATGTACACTATGTGGTGCGTGGATATACAGTTAAACTGTGTAAGTTAGGCAAGAGTCTTAATTGACGAATGGAATAGGCAGGGTCACAGGTGGGGTTCCTCCTGCTACACGCATGATGGGCGGCTTTCGGGTCGCCCATTTTTTTGCTCTTTTTTTGAAATAAACATGTACATTTTATCAAAACTTTGGTAAGGTGGACCTATAATCAAGAAGGAAAAAACACATGTACTCCATTCAATATTTCGATCGTCTTAACAACAACCTCGACACCTCTTCGCCAAAATTCCCTACCATTCAACTTCTCGTCGATTTTATCAATCAAAATCCCGACCTCGAATATTCTATCGTCCTCTACAAAAACTTCTTCGTCGCACCAACCGTCGACGATATTATCCTTAACCAAAAACCTCGTCCAAAATTTGTCAAACTTATGACTAAAGTTTCTACCACTCTCGACAATTACGTATCTTCATAAAAATAAACATGTACATTTTATTGCAGATTTGGTAAGGTGGATCTATAATGAAGAAGGATATGATGATGTCTGCTGAAGAACAAGAATTCTGGGAAGGTTATGAAGCTTGGCTCGATGAGCAAGCCGATCGTGCTGCATACGAACGTATGGTGGAAATGTGACTCGATTTGTAAACAGATTCGTTATCTCTGACCATCATCTTGGTCATACGAACTCGTGGGAAAAGTTCAAACTATCTGACGGCAGTCCGCTGCGTCCGTTCACCTCGACTGAAGAGATGAACGAGACCATGATTGAACGCCACAATGCCAAAGTGAAAGAGCAGGACACTGTCTACTTTCTTGGCGACGTAGTAATCAATAAGAAGTATCTCGAACTGGTAAAGCGTATGAACGGCCGTAAGATCCTGATTCGTGGTAACCATGACATCTTTAAGGATGAAGACTATCGTGCAGTTGGCTTTGAGCAGATGCACGGTGTTCGTGTGTTTGTGGATAAGTTCATTCTGAGCCATATCCCACTGCACCCTGACTGTGTGACAGAACGTTTCAAGGTCAACGTCCATGGACATCTTCATGCGAATGAGGTCAAAATGCCGTGGGGAGTTAATGCTGATAGAAACGAAATCATATATGCTGACTTCCCGGATCCTCGCTATCTGTGTGTCTCGGTTGAGCATACGAACTATGAGCCTCTGCACTTCGATGAAGTTCAAGCTCGCATCGATAAGCGTTGGGCAGATACTGGTTACACCGGTCCTGCCAAGGCTTGGGGTAATGGAAGTGGACCTGGTTGATGAGTAAACTAGTACAAGCAGTTGAGGCATCAGCTGGTCGCAATTATCAGCGCCGTATGAAGCCTGAGGGGCTCCTTTCTTCTATGATTAATGTAGAAGCCACGATGAATAAGGACGTGGTGCGCTACACACAGACGCGGTATAGTATCCGAGCCAAGCTCGGCGCTGATGCGTGGGTAGATGATCACCGCCCCGAAGCACTTCCTAAGGCCATCGTGCAAACGCAGCGAGCTATTACGGAAGCTGTGTTCGGGGAATTCAGACCATACTTTCGTGAGTTGAATCTGGCAGTGTTAGATGGTAAGTATGACGATCTTTATGAGATTCTAGATCGGTTTGAGAAGCAGATGTTTAAGGCAGATAGTTTCGAATAGCTGTTGCCATTATCTAATAAGTGATGTATAAGGAGATATAGAATGAGTAAAATGATTTTCGCGTTTCTGGCTATCTTCGCAGTCGTGTTCCTTGCGATCCAAGGTTTCACTGCTGCAAGTGGTCGTGAAAAACTTCAGCTCGCCAAGGTGCTGGGGTATAGTTTGGCTTGTGCCACCTTGGCGACTGTGATTGCAGTTTCAATCGTTGTATTGTTTTAAAGGAATATATTATGAAAAATGTTACTAAGGTTGCTGTTCTCGCTGGTCTGATGGCCACGACTGCTGCATGTACTCGTATCGAAACAGGTGAAGTTGGTGTTCGTCGTTCGTTCGACAAGACTATTGAAACCACTGAGTTGATGCCTGGTTCTGTTAATCAGACCATCTTCGGTGATGTCATGACATTCCCAACGAAGGACGTTCAGGTTGATGTGTCTGACTTGACTCCATTGGCTTCGGACAACTCGACTGTTGCCGACTTCGATATGGCAGTGATCTACTCGATCAATCCAGGTTCTGTCGCAGAACTCTACATCGAGAAGAACCGTGGTTTTCACGCTGACACCGAAGAAGGTGATACTCTTCTGATGTACAACTACATCCGTCAGCTTGGTCGTAATGCTGCCTATAAGGTTGCTCGTCGTTACGAGTCATTGAAGATGGCTGATAACCGTGCTGAGATGGAACAGTTGATTCGTCAGGAAGTTGTAGCACAGCTCGCTTCTGAGAAGCTTGACGGTGCAATTTCAATCTCACAGGTTCTTGTTCGTCAGGTAAAGCCTGCTGCAAACATCGTAGCCTCGGCTAATGCGCTTGTTCAAGCTCAGAATGCTGAGAAGCAGAAGCAAGTCGAAGTTCGTACTGCTAAGCTTGAAGCACAACGTATTGCTGCTCTGAATGCCAACGCTGGTGCAACGAAGTACATGGAAGCAACTGCTATCGTTACTATTGCCGAAGCTGTCAAGGACGGTAAGGTCAACACGATCGTTATCCCTTACGACTTCAAGGGTATCGTCAACGTAAAGTAAGCATGTACAATTAATGCGTGGTAGTGTATACCAGAATCAGGAGGAAATTATATTATGACAATGCATCTTCTTGGTCCTGCTTACACTACCACTCATCATGGCAAGCGTAAGTCCAAAATGACAACTTCGAAGTATACCAAAATTGGTTTGGCTTGGCTCGAAGACTGTAAGTTTTGCAAGCGTATTGGCGTCAAGCCAAAGACGTTCGAAGAATATCAGCAATACCGTGCAGGCAACTACAAGCCGAAGCTTCGTGGCACGCCGATGCCTGATTACAACGTATCAGATCATCGTAAGAAGTACCCATCTCAGAACGAGATCGGTGTACACTACGCAAAGAATTCTTCTTACGAGAAAGAAAAGCTTGCCGTCAGTGGCAATTATATCATCGGCCAAGCCTATAACAAAGGCGGACTTGTTGTCCTTTCCAAGTCTGAAGCGGCCGATCCGGCAACTGGTAAGAGACGCGGTTGAGCATCGTGTTCCTCCTCTCATCGTTGCCGTTCTTGGCGATCTTAGGCTTCTTCCTTTGGGTCGGGTTTAAGGTCGCCAAGATTTTTTTGCGATTTGCCCTCTATGGTTTTCTTTTTATTATTTTGATTCTTCTCGCTTTAGGGGGTTTACAAAATTAGTTTTTTGTAGTAAGGTGAACCTATGATTGACCATACACCAACTTATTCCGCCTTTCGTACACCACTCGCAATGGCTGGCATCAATTTTCACGACCATCATTTGGTCGGTCTGACATGGCCATATATAAACTGTAAAGGCAAACAGTATCACGTCACGATGCTCGATCAAGGTTGGGTGTGTGACTGTCCTGGTTTTAACTTCTATAATAAATGTAAGCACATTACACAAGTGCACGAAAAGGTGATAGCAGAATGATTGTTCAGAACGCAGTAAATTGTTTGTCATGTGGAGATCTCATCATCTCTAAACATCGTCATGACTTTGTAAATTGCACTTGCGGTGCTGTATGGGTAGATGGCGGTCAGGACTACCTGCGTCGTGTAGGTGACTTTGAAAACGCCGTCGACTTGTCTTGGTCACTGCCAGACAAGTTATATTTTGATTGTGCTGATGCTGCTGGCCTTGCTATGGATAGCGGTCGTAATACTAAAGGCATCGCCAATGCAGTGATGCGTACTCTTCGTGAAGCTGGTCGAGTGATCGCCGAAGGTGAACAAAGAATTCTAGCTCATAATCCTCGTATGGATGAGATTATGGTCGAAGAAGCCGATGGCACCATCAATCGTTATAAGAAAGTTGTAGAATGAAAGAAGCATGCATCGTCGGCTTTGGAATGATCGATGCGTTAGGTGATAATCCCATCGATTGTTGGGAGAATATGCTTAATGATCGAGACTTCCATAAACCTATCGATCCTCATGTTCATGAAGGCCACAATCTTAAAGTTAAGTACGGGTTTTATCCTGAAATTGATATCGATGAAGAATTACAACCTCGAGCAGTAGCTTATGGTATGCATGCGGTTGAGCAAGCTTTACACATGGCAAATTTGCCGCATTCATCGAATGTAGGTGTCATCTTCTCGACTCTTTTAGGCGGCAACTCGACAAAAGCAAAGTTAGATGCCGAAGGTCGAAAGATGAAACCAAAACAGATCCTTCGCTCAACGATGGATTATCTCTGCAGTCAAATCTCAATTAAGTATGGATATACTGGTATCAATACCATGGTGTATTCTGCTTGTGCTACAGGTTTGGTAAGCATCGAATATGCTATGCGAATGCTCGATGAGTATGACTATGTGATCGTAGGCGGTTCTGATGCTGGCGTAAATCACATGGATCTCTACTTCTTCTCGATTATCAAGGCGATCGGTTCGAAGTCGATGCCATTCGATAAGAATCGCGACGGTTTTATTATGGGTGAAGGTGCAGGTTGCATCATCCTTCAGTCGAGAGAAAAGGCCGAAGCGATGGGTTCGAAGGTATATGCTCGCATCACTGGAGTTTCGAATGCTTCAGATGCACACGATCCGACTGCACCTTCTGGAGCCGGAGCTCGTCTTTGCTTGGAGAAGCTGGATCTCGAAGGAGTCGACTCAGTCAACTCGCATGGAACCAGCACTCCACTCGGAGATGTGGTAGAGTATGACGTGGTTCGCGAGTTTACTGATGCACCGATCTATTCCAATAAAGGAAAAATTGGACATACTTTCGCTGCAGCAGGTGTACTTGAAACAATTTACAGTGTACTGTCTATTCAGAACGGTGTGATTCCTCATACCGCTGGTTGTCAAGACACTGATATGGATGTGGTGATGGAGAACATCGAGACAGATGTCAAGAAAGTTCTTGTCAATTCATTTGGATTTGGTGGTAAGTGTTGTTCAATTATTGTTGAAAAGGAAAAGTAAAATGTCTTCTGGATATACTGTAGAACTCGATTGGGAAACTGTAGACCACGTCGTGGTCGGTCAGCTGCGTAATACATGGGAAGCTTTAAAGGGCAATCTCGGCAATGGCGACTGGGTTTTTGTCTGGGGTGATCAAGAAGCCGATGATGCCGAGATCCAAAAGCACATCGACGCGCTCGAACTTCTCCTCAAGTGGTACTCCACTCCCGATGAGCTGGTAAAAATGGGACTCAAAGAAGGTGCCTAAGTATCTTGTAGAGACAATCGACTTCTTTCGCATGCGATATGTCGTGGAATGCGAGAGCGCAGAACATGCCAAAGACGTCGTGACGATGAAAGAAGCTGAAGAGTTCAGTCAATTATATCTTGACGAGACTATCACTTCTACTCGCGTGATTGATGATGCAGAGTATCTTCGCATCTTCGACGAAGATAATGACTATCTCAAAGAGTGGTCAGAAGAAGAGAAATTTAAGTATGTGCACGAAGTAGTCTATGATACTCCAAATCCAAGTATGAAAGAACTCGATCCGGATCAACGGGATTGGGAATATGATGGTTGTGGAGTAAAAGTCTGGAAAGGCACGATGCAACGTTATGAGGTAGAAAACGATGGAACAGAATAAAGTATATACAATTAAGCTTATGTCGGGCGAAGAACTCATTGCTCGTGTCAAGCAAGAAGGTGGTGTCACCGAACTGTTGAAGCCTCGTACAGTTGGTATGGGACCTCAGGGTTTTGCTATGATGCCATGGATGATGTCAGCTCCTGATAACAACGTCGTAATCTCTGACACAGTCATTGTCGGTGCTACTGAAACGAGTGCACAGGTTGCTACACAATATCTGAAACAAGTAACAGGAATACAAGTCTAATGTTAGAATGTTTGATTATGGGCGATTCGATCGCCGTTGGAACGAAGATGTTTGCTCCGAAAGAATGTGTATCATATTCGAAGGGCGGTTGGAATACTTGGCAATGGAACAAGAAGTGGGGTAAAACTCCGCTTGAAGCCAAGACAATCGTAATCAGCCTCGGAACAAACGATCATAGCGGCGTTGATACGAAAAAAGAGTTGACAAAAATTAGAACTCGTGTTAAGGTAGGCAATGTAGTATGGATTATGCCTCCTTGTAACAAAGGCTTTTGTAAACCTAAGGTCAACGCCATAGTAAAAAGCATTGCCGTAAGCTACGGAGATCGTATCATTGCTACATCGTATGTTCAACCTGATGATATCCATCCATCGTGGCGTGGATATAAAGATCTCGTAAAGAAAGCTGGAATATGAATCTTTTCATTCTCGACAGTGATCCTGTAGTTGCTGCGCAGCTGCAGTGTGACAAGCATGTCGTGAAGATGATCGTCGAGAGTGCTCAAATGCTCTCGACTGTACATCGTATGCTCGACGGTGTAGAGACACGTGTGCCTTCAAAGTCTGGTAAGACAATGTCGAAGGCATGGACTCTACCTGACGAGCGCGAAGATACATTCTATCGTGCAGTGCATATGCACCATCCTTGTACGATTTGGACTGCACAAAGTAATAACAACTACAACTGGCATTACGTCCACTTTGTAGCTCTTTGTGACGAGTATACATATCGCTACGGCAAGGTTCATAGCACAGATACATTGCTTCGCGAAGCACTCAAGCAATTGCCTCGTAACATTCCTGTCGGTTACAAGACTCCTCAGCCGTTGGCAATGAAGGCCAATCCTGAGTGTATCGACTACAATGATATCGTAGGTTCATATCGTAAGTTCTATCAGACGAAGCAGGCTCGATTCAAGATGGCATGGACTAAACGTCCAATT